CTGCCACCTGGCAGGGCACCCTGTGCCCTGCCCTGCCCTGTGCCCTGCACAGGGCACCCTGTGCGCCCTGCCTGCCACCTGGCAGGCCCTGCCCTGCCACCTGGCAGGGGGTGCCACCTGGTGACCGGGGTGGCCTGCACCCTGGTAGCGACGCTGTGCCAGCTACCATCCTGGCACCCCTCCCGACGTGCTGTTATTGCTGTTGTGGGGTGTGTACGGTGTACCGTGGTGTCGGTGTTTGTGCTGGTGGGGATGGGTATTTGACGTGTGTCAAGTTGTTTGCTGGGCCGGCTTCACGGCCATTTTCGGGGGGTGTGACGACAGACACATTTCCGGGGTTTGTGCTGCTCAGTGGGGGTGAGAAACACGAACTGCACTTCGTTGTCAAGGTGAGTAGTTGTTCACTGTCAAAGGGTGTGGTTATAATTGGGGGGTCCGGTTCGCCGGGCCTGATCTTCGAAAACTCAACAGCGCTAGCAGAGTGCATGATCCCCGGATCATGGCATGATGCTGATTCACCAGGCAGGTGAATCACGGGATGGCACTGGCCGCCTGTGAGAACACAATGGGAGCACGATTCACCAGCCAACTTGCATCACCGAATCAGCTCGTGTAAGGTCAAAGGGGACAACAGCACAGCGGCCAGTCATGGTGGTTCGGGAATCCCTAAGGTTGCGGGATTTGAGAGCGCATACACCGTAGCAACACTACGGACCACGATTTGACAGTACACGGCCATCCTGCTAGGCTGTTGAGACAGACAACAGAATACGCACTACACAGTAAGCATAAACCGTGTTTGCGCTATCGCATGGGGTTCGTGACCCCTCCGCTCAGGTGAGTCCTGGCCGGGTCAGATAGACATATGTCGGGTGAGTAGAACCGTAATGGGTTCGACGTGTAGTCCCCGCAAGGGGTAAGGCCCAAGAAGCCTGTTTACAAAGCGTGTTTTACATATCGTGAGCGGTGATGCTCTGAGTCTTACAGACCCGGATGTAACCGTTCCCGCACTTTAAAGCGACCACGCTGCGAGTGCATGATGGGAATGGGTAGATATGGGGTGCGGATTCTAGGGTTGACCTGCTGGCGGTATGTCACGAGATAGAGGCACGGGTGATATTTCCGGGTAAGCGTTGGTTCACAGATACGCCATGACCCCGGCGACTAGTACGTCACTCGCAAGGTGATAGGTAACGTACCGTGCAATTACAGGGATGGCAACCTGTATCTGATCCACAGCGCAAGCTGTGGTTCGGGTACAAGCTGTGAATCCGTAGCTTGACAGTGTACGCAAATTCATGAGAGGATACACATATGTATGACGACGATGGCATCGACAACCTGTTTGCTGAGATCGGGCATGAGTTTCCGTGCGAGAATCCGTTTCCGGAGGATTCGCCTGCTATCCGCATGGTGAATGGGCGTCCGTTCACGGTCACCGTTCTGGATACGGTGTACAAGCCTTCCCGTAATCGGATCGGCTACAAGCGCCCTCAGGGCGCATGGTCTGGGCGGACTGATCTGTCCAGGCATCACTACCCTTCTGCTAGCTAGGGTAGACTTGACACTACACGAGTGTTGAGTATCAGGGACACACGTAAGTGTGTCCCTGGTGCCCACTACTTGTCAGTGGAGCGTTGCCATAAATCCAACAGGAGGGGTGGGCTGTTTGCCGGCCCAGCCCTCCCCTGAGAAACATCGCCGGTGATCCGCTGGCCGTGACGGTGGACGTGTGGATCGCCCGTGTGGTCGGAGTCACGGAGCAGCAACTGAAACTGGTCGGTGTCTACGAAGGCATCGCCCATTGCTATCGCCTGGTGGCGAAGCGTGCCGGTCTGGACCCGGCTCAGGTTCAAGCGATCACGTGGATCGTTCAACGCGGCTCCGCCGCCTAACAGGGAAGGCATCAAAGTGAAACTGATCGAAGACACCGACCGCGCTGTCACGGTGGAGGTTTCGGAGGCTAACCTCCGCGCACTGTTCAAAGATTTCGAGCGCACAGGATCATCCACCGAAATCGTGAAGCACCACCAGGGGGTGCTGGTGCGGCTCCGGGTGGTGCGGAATGAAGCGCACTACAGCGACGCGGAGCTTTCGGAACGGCGCTCGCCGTACCTGCCTCCGGAGGCATGGGCGGGGGTGCTGTGATGAAACGCCCTGACGCGGATAAGGTTTCGGCCCGGTGTCGACACGCTCCACATAGGGGAAAATAGACATGATGGAAGTGCTGTGGAAAGACGGTAGCTGGTACACGTTCGATCCAGATATGGTGCGTTGCCCTGGTGGTAACTGTGGTGCGGCTGTTGGTTGGCCGTGCGAGGACATGCCTAAGGGTTCGGTGCATGTTGTGCGAGCTATAGCGGCTCAGGATTGGCTGGTCAATCAGAAGACAAGAGGAGTCTAGGCAGAGGCTCCGCATCATGGATGAGGATGTTGTCAGCATCTGCCGCTGACTTGACAGTACACCACAACTAGGTTAGGATGGTAAGCATGAAATCAATCGCCCGTAAAGAAATGGTTGCCACGAATGGCAACACCCTCCGGTTCGATGTCTCCCCGGAGGGGGATGTGAAAGTCTCCATTCTGAAGAATGGGCACTTCCAAGGTGTGGCGCAGATCGCCAACATCGACGTGAGCGAAGCTCTCGCCACGTTCGCTCTCAGCCTGTTCGAGGCGTGAGTCACAGCCCTCCCCTCCGGGGGAGGGTTGCCCTCAAATCTCGAATACTTGACACTACACAGGAAAGCAGGTTTGTCATGGCACGCAAGGTTCTCACCGCTAACGAAGCGTTGGGTAAGGTCGGTTTGAATGTGGAGCAGGTCACGAAGCGCATCCTCCGCACGTATGCGAAGGCTTCAGCGGAGGACATCCTCGCCGGTAAGGTGTGGTACTGCGAAGCGCAGGACATCTGCGAGAATCTGTCCATCTTCTCCGACTACACGGTGGATCAGGTGGCGGCTGCTATGGCGCAGCTTTCGCCGCGTCTGCGCTGGTCACAGAATGTGGACAGCATCGTCATGCTGGTGAATGAGGGTTCGCTGCCCGCATACGTCATGTCCGGGCCGGCAAATCGTGCCCGCAAAGCGTTGGCTGCTGCTGAGCCTTTCGACACGTTCGGCAGCAAAGCGTTGAAGACACGTAGCTTTGCCCGGAATATCACGGGTGATGTCCACGCTGTGACGGTGGATGTGTGGGCTGCGAGGGTTGCTGGTGTCGATGAGGCACAGTTGAGCCTGGTGGGTGTGTATGAAGCTATCGCGCATTGCTACCGGCTGGCTGCGAAGCGTGCGGGTATTGACCCGCAGCAGATGCAAGCTATCACGTGGATCGTGGTTCGTGGTTCCGCCGCGTAACCACGGCTTGACAGTACACAACCAGGGAAGGCAACATGAAGATCACACAGTTCGGTAAGCATGGCGTGGAAATTGAGGTTTCCCGCCGCAACCTGGAAGCGTTGATGTGGGCGTTGGCTAACCATCCGGGTGATGCCACGCTTACCCGGCACGATCAGTCGGAAGGCTTGACCCTCCGCATTCGTGCTGTTGAGGACGATGTGCATTACGGGGATCGTCCTGCCGGCACCATGCCTTTTGATGGGCCGATCCAGCCACCTACCCGTGAGTTGTTGGCGGCATTCAATGAAGCTATCGACGCTGAGGAGGCGTAAATGTTCCACATCCGGGAAGACGTGAACGTGGACGGTCAGACCGTGGAGGTTTCCACGGTGGACCTGTCGATGCCTGAAGTAGGCATCGTCGGGAAGGGTTTCGAGACCTGCCTGTTCTTTGAGAACGGGGACTTTGAAGTTGTGGAGTGGTACTCGAAGCTGGACAAGGCGCGTGAAGGGCACGAGGCGTGGATTCGTGTCGATGTCATCAGGTATGTGCTGCGCTCGTTGAAGTTGCAGCGTCAACTCAACTACATCATCGAAGGGTAAAGGGATGGCAACGGATAAGGACCGCTACCTGAATGGGGCGTACACCTCACGTCGGGATGTGCGCCGTGAGGAGTGGCTAGACCAGGATCAGGCACTGTTTGTGCCTACTCAGGAAGATATCGACCAGGCAAATGATGGGAGTGATTGGTGAAGGTTTCGGTTATCGGACCTAACGGCATCAACGATGCCACGTTCCACGTACACCGTGCTGGGTGCCTGGACATCCGGCGCTACGGCAGGATTGAACGCCCGTGGGATTTCTACACCCTGACGGTGAGGGATGCTGTGGAGGAGTTGTTCAGCGATTTCATTGACACGGGTGAAGGCCCGGAGGGTTGGACGTGGGAGGACTACGCAATGGATGTGCGGTTCTTCCCCTGCACTGAGGAGTTGGAGTGAAGCGAGTTACCGTGCTGATGTTGGTTGCCTTTACGGTTGCCGGCTCCGCTGCAACGCAGCGGGTGAGCTGCGTTGAAGACATGGATTGCTGGGACTGTAAGACGATGGGGAACATGATCTGCGGTCCACTTCAGCCTTGACAGTACACGGCATTGCAGCTACAATTGAGGCATCGAACGAGGAGGCAGCGTGAAGACGTACTGGGTAATCAACAATGGCATCGACGTGTTCACCCGGCGCAGTGAGCCGGATGTGCTGGATGCGTTGGAGTTGATGGCTGAGGAGTTGGGGATGTGGGGAGGTTTCCTCATCGAAGGCACTGAGGTGCAGGGGTTTTGTGACGGCGGCAAGTGTGATGTTTGTGATGGGCACCTGATCGGTTGGGTGCGGAAATACGTGGAGGCGTGATGAAGGTCATGGTTTATTGGAACCTGCACAAAGGCATGTGGAGTGTGAAGGCCCTCGAAGGCCCGGACAAGGGCCGGGTGATTGCCCGTGTCCCTGAGATTGTGCTGGGCAACCCTGAAGGCAAGGTGTCTGAGGCTGGGCGGCAGCGCGTTTTGCGTGAGGACCGTAAGAATGTCCACGCCGGCATTGTGGGCGTGACCCCCGTGTCCGCATGGCAGTTCGGTGAAGCTCACCGTAACGCCATCATGAGCATTGGCGACACCATCACCTACAACCCTCGTAAGTACACGAGCTTTGTCCACACCGTGGATGAGTCACCGTTTGAGGGTGCGTGGTGGGCGGCGTTCACCGCTGACCGTCAGGTCTTTGTGGCCTGACTTGACAGTACACACAATTAAGGTTAGACTTGGAACAGAACAGCGACGATGAGGAGGTAGTTATGAGTGCCGGTCAGGAACACAATGACCGCCGTGTCGCTCAGGCCAGGGCTGCTGCGAAGCCTGAGAACAAAGACAAGGCCCGGAAGTACCCCGGTAAGGGTAACCGTGGCCGCTGGAAGAAGGAGATTTAACTTTGCCTTATGTGTGGTCAGTAGATGACGCCGAAGAAATCTGGTTCGAAGGCGAAGATGACTTCTGCCTGCTGTGCGAAGGCGAAGACTGCCCGTGGTGCGGAGGCACCGTGAACGAATACGAGGAGGACGAATGACATTGCCGGCGAACACCGTTGCGGCTGTGATCCAGTCGCGTGCCGCTCTCTGCACCGACGAACTGTTCCACCAGTTCATCTCTGACGCAACGGACATTGTGTCCGGTGCCCGTGGTGAGCCTTGGTGGGATTTGATGCAGCTGGCTGACGCGGCATTCGACATCGAAGATGTGGAGGACCGCATCGAAACGCTCGAACGGTACGTTGACATTGCGGAGCGTGCCCTGCACGTTGAAGGGTTCCCCGTGAGTTGGGATGATGGCTACGCCATCCACCAGTGATTTGACAGTACACAACAATTCAACTACAATTGAATAGGCGGCGACAAACCGCCACATGGTGAATGTAGCTCAATTGGTTAGAGCGCCAGACTGTGACTCTGGAAGATGTGGGTTCGACTCCCACCATTCACACCGGAGGTAGGGGCAGGAGCTAAGGCCCACCTGTGCGGGATGACTACCCGCCACGTTAACCGCTAGTCACGGTTCGTGCCCTACCGAAGTTTCCCTCCGCAACGGAGGGTTTTCCATCACAACAACCCAGCAACGAAAGGTACTACCACCATGCCTAACTACGGCAAGAGCAATATCCAGATCGGCATGACCGCCAGCCGCGCTACCGGCGCACGTGGCGGCTGGATGGGTCAGGGCGAAGTTATCGCCTCCTACGAGGGTGCTGTGCCCCGCCAGGCTGTGCGGGACATGATCGCCTGGCAGCCGCTGGAGGTTCCCTCCGCGAACCTCATCCCGGTCGATGATTTCGACCTGGCTGACACGGTCCTCCCGGATGGGCGTCCCGCCAAGACCATGATCGTGGAAGGTGTGAAGTCCATTGTCCGTTCGGACAATTACGCCAACCTGGGCCGCTTCAAGGGCACCGCTGGTGCCGGTGACGGCTACAACTCCAACGGGTACACCCACTACCTGGATGTGACTGAGGAGTTCGTCGGTGATTCCCCGGTGCTGGCTACCGGGGAGCTTCACGGCGGTGCCCAGTTCTTCATCCAGTACGGGCTGGAGGAGAACCTGCATGACGATTCGACAGGTTTGGAGTTCATGCCTTACCTGATGTTCCGGTCATCGTTGGACGGTTCGCTGGCGAACACCTGGGATCGCGGTTCGATCATTGCGAAGTGCGACAACATGTTCCCCGCCATCACACTGGCTGCGAAGCTCGCCGGCACCAGGGTGAAGTTCAAGCGTTCCCGGTTCTCGTCGGAGCGTCTGGGTTCGGTGCCCGCCGCACTGAGTTTGCAGGCGAAGCACACCGTGGATTTCGTTCACTCCACTGTGCAGGTTCCGGTGCTGCGGTCCCAGTTCGTCAAGGTGCTGGACCTTGAGGTTCCGCTGCCGGATCGGGACAAGGCATCGAAAGCTGCCTACACCCGTGCCGAGAACACCCGTGAGGCGATCACGGCGCTGTACACCCACAGCCCTATGGTTGCGGACTGGACCGGCACCGCGTTCGGTGTCTTCCAAGCGTTCGACACTTACTACAACCGGGAGAAGCCGGTTCGTGGTGCGAACAAGATCGACCGGGTGTTCGAGCGTGTCATCAAGGGCACCGCTCAGGATGAGGGTCTGTCCACCCTCACGTCCCTGTCACGAGTTCTGGGCCGGGAACTGATCCCCGCCTAGTTTCCCCTCCGGGGGAGGGTGTTTCGGCACCCTCCCCCTTGACAGTACACAGAAAGGCATCACAATGGGTATGGCTGAATACGAGTTCAACCACATATTCGACACCGCTGCAATGATCTGGGGTGGCTTGCAGGACGATGACATGCGTGACGGTGTGATCCACCTGGCAGCTGAGTTGCTGCTGGTGGATGTGGAACCGGAGTACGCCCACGTTCTGCTGCGGTACGCGTTCCGTGGGGCGGTGGGCTACTGATGTGCAGCCACGGTGATGACTGCCGGCACTGCTGGGCAGACGCAATCAACAGAGTTATCGACCACGAATACAAGGAGGAATACAAATGAGCGACACCGTAACAATTCTGAAGCGCAACACCCCGCAGGGCACCGTGTACCGGGCGTTCTGCAACCGCTGCCTCAAGGACCTGCTGGGTAAGAAGGGCAGCGATACCGCTGTCACCAAGGTGACGGTGACGAAGTGGGCGAGTGACCACCTGGCGCGGCATGAGTTCCGCTCGACGTGGCCTGAGCGCATGACGGGTTACGGCTACGAGGTGGCGGACACAATCGAATTGGAGGCGTAATTGATCTGTTGGAACTGTGAAACTGCGAATGACATCTTGGATGAAGTTATCGGGACGTGCCGCAGTTGCACTGGCGATCTGTTCATAGACCCTGCTGACGTTGCCGCGATAAAGGAGACCCAAAGATGGAAAGCTTAAAAGAACAGGCACTCAAGGTAATTGGGATGCACTCCCTGTGGGACTACCTCACCGACATGGATGACTGGGAGCAAGCAACGGACCTCGAATACGAAACCCTGCACGAGGCCCGGAACCTGGCCCTGGCAATCGCCAGCTACAACCCTCACGCGGAACACACCCGGTGGAACGAGGTGTGGCAGTACGCCAAGCGGAAGGGTGTCTGCCCGGAACATGCGGTGGTGCTGCTGGTCAACGCCGCCCTGTCAAATGGGCTGGATCAGTAGGTGGATATCTGGTCACTGTCAGACGAGGAGTGGGATTCATTCCTGTGCCTGCTTGACAGGCCCACGATTGAGGCGTGGCTGGTGTCTCTGGCGGAGGAGAAAAAGAAGAAGCCGTGACACCGGTCACAGTGCCCCAAATACTCATGTACATATAGGGGGAAGGCACCCGACTTGACACTCCGACTTGACATTGCCGGCTACAATTTGGGCCATGAAGAAAAAACCAGCACCGGCTGGGCCGGGGGAAATAAAACCAGAACTGTCCATATCCGCCATCGAAGCACTGAAGGCGAAAGGGCACTCGCAATCGGATATCGCCAGAATGTTTGGCGTGACACGTCAAGCCGTATCGTGGCACAAACACACCTACGGAGGTGCCTTGACCCCAAGGGAAACCGTCAACCGCACATTCCCGTGGCAGGTCATCCAGCTACACACCAAGGCATCAGCCTACCGCCGGATGCGTGACCACGGGGAGTACATGGCTACAGGCGGCAAGGGCATGAGCTACGACAAACTGTCAAGGCTCCGCAGCTTCTACAAAAAGCTGCGGGAGGAGAATCTGGTGCTCGAATACGACCCGAATCTCCCACCTGAGCCTGGAGTTGCTTTGCACGGCGGGTTCGCATATCGTCGCCGCCGTAAATCAGACGGTGACCTGTTGATACGGCTCAATGAGCACACCAACCTGTCAGAGGAGGGACGTATGGTTTGGCGCTTCCCCCCGAAGGACCCGTAAACAGGAAACAACCAAGGAGTCGGTTTGCCACCGCTGAATTACCAAGAAAAGACAGTGGTGGTGAACCACCTCCCCTGGCTGTCTATACACATGGGAAATGGGTTGCTGTGTGTGTACCGCAGCACGGCGCTGCTTGACACTGACCCGCTGTACCTGCCCGTCAAACAGTTCCTAGACAGCACCGTATACACGGTGCTGGAACACACTGTTGTCGAAGACAAAGACATGATGTTCCGCGAGGCTGAGATGACGATCTATCTGATTCCTAAGGAGACTGATGAGTGACGCACCTCGACATTTGAGTGTGTCTCAGCTGAAGCTGTATGAGCGGTGTCCCCGGGCATACAAGTTGACGAGGATCGACGGGCTGTGGCAAAAGCCGGCAGCGTGGTTGGCTCAGGGGTCAGCGGTCCACGAGGCGTGCGAAGCTTGGGAACGGTCAGGCCGCACCATGACCGTCGAAGACGCACAGGATGTGTTCCGGGAGTCCTACTCCCGGCACATTGGTGAGGCTTGCGAGTCCGCACCTAATTTTGATTACTGGTTTGCGTCTGGTCCTTACGTCGGGGAACTTGACATTGAACGGCGTTACGGGATAGGTGTGGAGCAGGTGGAGCGGTACATCCGCTGGTATCAGGCACACCCGCAGGAAGTGATATGGGTCACCCCACAGGGTGACCCGGCCATTGAACTGGGGTTCGATGTGGACCTCGACGGCGTCCACGTCCGTGGCTTCATCGACGCCATCGTTGTAGTCGACGGGGAACTAGTAGTGCGGGACACCAAAACCGGCAACCAGCCCGGAGATGACTTCCAGCTAGCTGTCTACGGTGTTGGTGTAGCTGAAGATTTGGGAGTTGACCGCCCCTTAAGGGGCGACTACTTCATGAACAAATCAGGCAAACCCACACCCACATTCGACCTGTCAGGTTGGACACGGGAGGTAGTAGCCGACAAGTTTCGGAAGCTGGAAGCCGACATCGAAGCAGGCAAGTTCGATCCCGCACCGGAACCATCCAAATGCAGGTTCTGCGACGTGGCATGGGCCTGCGACGTGGCAGCGGTTTGACAATACACAGGAGAGGCATGGAATACAGGAAACGAATCGAAATTGACCGGGACAAAGACTACGTGTTCGTTGAGTTGGAACAAGGTGTCTTCATGAACGGAGGTAGCTCCTACCCGTTCCCGACTGAAGAAACCGCTAGGCGGTTCGCCGTGAACACCAAACGTGCTGCGGTACAGCGTGGCGTGGAGCGGCACGTGTCGCTGCGGTTCCCGGATGGGCAGATAGAGGAAATCCCCAATGACGTATAGGAGGAAGATATGAGAGCGGCGCTGCTGTACACCGAAAATGAAATCGTCAACCACTTCAAGTTGAGCGTGGACGAGTTCCGCAAGCAGAAGCTAGTGCCGGCAGGTTCCTACGCGCCACCCCGGTCTAGACCAATCCCGCTGTACTCGAAGTCAGATGTTGATCGCCTGGGAAGGAGACTGGACCGTGAGTGACGATGATGACAACTTGACAGTGTTCGAGATGGTGATCCGCAGAACCATAGACTCGCAGGGGAACTACGGGTTCCGGGTGACCATGCCCTACGAGTTCTCTTTCATTGAAGCTATGGGGATGTTGGGTGCCGCCCAATGGCAGCTGCATCAGCAGATGACAGAACGATACGGGGGTGTGTGAGTGTATTCACCACTTCAGTCTTTGTACATCAAAGGGTCAGCGGGTAACCCGCTGCCCCAGGTGTGGGATGCGTTGGAGAATAAGGGCACACGGTTCCTGCGCGGGCAGCTGTGCCTGATCTGCGCCGGACCCGGTGTCGGTAAGTCAGCCCTGGTGCTGTCCTATGCGTTGCACGCCAAGGTTCCGACGCTGTACTTCTCCGCTGACAGTGACGCCTTCACACAGCTGTCACGGTCCCTGTCTATCCTGACGGGCTGGCACATGGAGAAGACAACCCGGATGGTTCGGGCGGGTGACCTGGGTGACGCGAAGGATGAGTTCGCTGACATCCCTATTCGTTTCAACTACTTAGCGTCCCCGGCGCTGGACAACATCGAATCCTCCATGAAGTCCTACGAGGAGGTGTACGGGGACTTCCCGTGGCTGGTGGTCATCGACAACATCACCAATGTTCGCACCGGAGGTAAGGACAACGATGATGACCCGTTCTCAGGTTTGGAGGCCCTGATGGATTACCTGCATAACATGGCCCGGTCCACCGGGGCGTGCGTGGTGGGCCTGCATCACGTCACAGGCGGCTACAACGATGCTGACCGCCCCATCCCCCTGTCGGGGGTTAAGGGTCAGATAGCCCGTGTGCCTGAGATGGTCTTGACGTTACACAAGCAGTCGGAGGAGTTCGGGCCTGACTTGCTGTGTGTGTCCACGGTGAAGAACCGTGCCGGCAAGGCGGACCCGTCTGGCGGTGACTATGTGACGTTGTCATTCTCCGGGGACAATATGCAGATCAAGGACACCCAATGAGCTTGGACGCACTACTCACAGTTGCCCTATTCATTTGGATAGCAAATGTGGTGTTGATTGCCTGGGCGGTCTCTAGGTGAAACGCGCCTACCGCCACCAAGACCGTTCACACAAACGGAGGTCATGCATTGACTGCGCGGACGAAGGCATCACCACAGGCCGGAAAGCACCTCACCCAGGCCCGCGCTGCGCCACACACCACAGGGCAATCCGGGCCAGCAGACGATCCAGCACACAAGAACAAAGGTGGATACAGGTCTATGGAATTACGGCGGACGAATACTGGGCCATCTACCGATACCAGCTTGGGCGGTGCTTCATCTGTGAACGCGCCACAGGTGTGCGGAAGAAACTCAGCGTCGACCACTGCCACGCCACAGGCATCGTTCGAGGTCTTCTATGCACTACATGCAACTCTCGCGTTCTGGGGCATCTCCGGGACGATACAGCTGCATTCGAACGGGCCATCGACTACCTGAACTACCCGCCAGCCGTCCAAGTGATCGGTGAACGGATCGTGCCAGGGACTTGACAATACACACACAGGAGGTATCATGAAACTGTTAGACCTGTTTTGCGGCGCGGGAGGAGCATCAATGGGCTACCACCACGCCGGGTTCAAGGTTGTTGGTGTTGACCTCAACCCCCAGAAGAACTACCCGTTTGAGTTTCACCAAGGAGATGCGTTGGAGTTCCTGAAGGAACACGGCCACGAGTTCGATGCGATCCACGCATCACCGCCGTGCCAACGGCACTCCGCTATGTCGAACTGCCGGCCCGGTTTAGCTGAGTCCTACCCGGACCTCGTGGCACCGACACGCGATCTTCTGATCGCCAACCGGAAGCCTTGGGTGATCGAAAATGTGCCAGGATCGCCACTCATGGACCCTGTGACCCTGTGCGGCCACATGTTTGGGTTGGAGTTGTACAGGCACAGACTGTTCGAAACCTCGTTCCTCATGCTGGAACCTGAACACCCGGAACACACCGTTCCGGCGTCTAAGGCTGGGCATTGGAAGCCGGGGACAATCATGTCCGTGTCAGGGCACATCGCGCCGATAGCGAAGGCCCGTGAAGTCATGGGCATTGACTGGACAAACCGTGAGGAGCTAGCTGAGGCCATCCCTCCCGCGTTCACCAAATATGTCGGTGGGTGGCTGCGTGCTGAGTTGGCCTTGACAGTGAACAATGGGTAAGCATTGGGGCAGGTTCAAGTGGCAGAGGTACAGCCGTTACAGCGGCAACCTGCGGGACTACTGGGAAGACGACCGCCGTCAACCAGAACACGCACGGGAAGGCGACGATGATAGCGGAGGTGCTGGAATACCTAGTGCCGGGTTGCGACCCGCCACCGGACAACGGCAGGAAATGGGTGCGGATGCTGTGCCCATTCCACCCGGACAGTGTGCAATCAGCCGCCGTGTCATACACCTACGGGGCGTTCAACTGCCTTGGCTGCGGCGTCAAGGGAGGCCCGATCAAGCTGCTGATGGCAGAGAAAGGAGTGAGCCGTGCTGAAGCTAACCGAATCGCAGCGCAGCTTCCTCAAGGAAGCCATGATCCGCTACCACTCCACACTCGAAGGCAGCCCCGCCGCAGAGTATTTGGAGATGAGGGGACTAGCGCCGGGGAGGACGGACAAGTTCCGCCTGGGATACGTGGGCGATCCTCTACCTGGGCATGAAATGTTCAAAGGGTTCCTGGCCGTCCCATACCTGCGGAAATCTCAGGAGGATGACTGGTCGGTGGTTTCGATCAGGTTCCGCTGCGTCCAAGACCATGACCACAAGGGTCACGGTAAATACATGACAGCAGCCGGGGACCGTCCCCGCCTTTACAATACACCGGCATTGCTGCGGGACACCGCGACAATCGCGGTGTGCGAAGGGGAACTTGATGCCATCACCGCGCAGCTGTGCGGTGTCCCAGCGGTGGGTGTTCCTGGTGCACAAGCGTGGCAGCCGCACTTCCGGGAACCGTTCCTGGGTTACCGGGAGGTTCTGGTACTCACTGACGGCGACGAGGCCGGTATGGCGTTCGGGAACACGGTGGCGTCCACGCTGCCTAACGCGAAGA